ATAAGTATTTACCTGCGAAGCGGTGAGAACATCACCAGTTGCAAATAACTTATACCCTGCTCCTGCCATTATTGCTCCTTAGTTAATAACTCAGAATACCAGAATCCAAGCGACCTTGCGAAGTGGTGCTATCAAGGATGAACGCCTGGATTAGAGGTTCTGCGGTTAGGATTTTTGTATTGAATATACTGTTAGTTATATCGTGCTGAAGGCCTTGAACAAATAGTTCTTTGGTAATAGTAGAACCACCTGGAACGGTTTTAGTTACATTTACCAAATCAAAGATTTCAAGATTCAAGCCTGCAATTATGGCTGCTGATTGGCTAGAATCAAGAAGGTTAATAGTCATCGAATCAATACGATCAGTAGTATTTTTTCTAGCCACCAATAGAGTGCTAGCCTGATCTAAGGCTTCAGCATCGGTTTGAACCAAGATTCCATCCCGCTTGCCTGAGTGGAGGAAGTAGGTATCTATCGAGGTTTGATCAAACACATTTTGAGAGGTACCGTTTAGGCGAGTAACTGTTACATCGTTTACTAGCAAAGTGTCATCATTAGCAAATTCGATTTGTTGATAACCAATGCCTGATCCATCATCTGCAAAAATGGTAGGGGTTTCATCAGCCTTTTTACTAACTGTATCTCTTGAATAAAAAGTTGCATTGCCTTCGGCATCAATAAAAAATCCACCAAATTCTGAGGATTCGACCAATTGAATTGCTGTAAGTAAATCTCTATTAGCGGTGCCAGGATCAGCCTGAAGGGTGCTATTACCATTATCAATTAATCTTTGAGATGAGGGCCAACTTACAACATCAAGCAAAGTATTTACCCTTGCACCAGATAATTGAGGTGAGCCAGCACCAGCAACTGTACTAATTCCAATATTATTTAATAATCTAAAACCATCTACGCATTGAAGGGTAATTTTTGAAGTATCCTCAACGCCTAATCCATAAGTGCTATTGTAGGTTGTAATGTAACCAGAGTAAAGATAATAGCGCTCAGTTCCAGTACCATCATCATAATCTGCCCAAATACGAATTTTGCGTAATGGCAACAATTTTCCATAATATGGAGATGAAACATTTTGAGGCGACCAATCACCATTATCATCAGCCAAAACTACAATTGCAGTTCCAGCCTCAAATTTATTAAGGATACGATTTCTACCTCGGCGAATATTTACCTGCAAGGCAATATCTGAAACATCAACTACATCGCCAGGAGCATCTGCGAGAATACCAGTGCCAAGTGGTGTGGTTGGATCATCGAGCAGAAGGGGGTTTCCAAAGGCAGGGCCGTTTTCAAAGTCAATACTTACGCCAAGATGTGGAGTACCTGGCATTACAAATCCAAAACTCTAGCGTTAATTGATCTACCAGATGTTTGACCTGCCAAAATACCATTTCTAACTGTTTCAGTTAAATCATTGGCGGTAATAGCACTACCAGCATTATTAACAATTACATTAATATCGCCACGCTCACCAGCACGATAAGCCTGATAATCTGGCATTGATACAGATGGTGATACAAATGGTGTATCAGGAATCTTATTTGTATTAGCAACTTTTTCTTGTAAACTAAGAATGGTTTTAGTTGCTGCCGCTAATTGTTGTATATTAGGCGCAAAAATGGCCTCATAATTTTTCATTGCAGGCACATTCTTTTTAGCAATAAAGTTTTCTTTACCAACTGCCTCAAGATATTTATTTAATTCCTCTAAGGCCTTTTTCCAACCATCGGCTGCGGCTAATCCTGCTGCATCCCAGCCTGCACCTAAGTTTACATTACCAGTAACTGAAGCAATATATTTAACCACTTCATAATTAGTTAGATTCCACTTGCTAGCAAGAAGGTTTACTTCCTCTTGAGAAATCTTACTATCTGAAATAACCATCAAAATATCAGCGTATCGTTGTGCTGCAATATTCATACGATTAGTTGCCTCATAATTGGCAAGCAATTGATCATACATTGCTTTTTGGGCAAGGTTTTGTTCTTTAAGAAGGTTTAATCTAACTGCCTCAAGTTGAATAGGATCAGTTTCAGATGTAGGTGTAACACCCATTGCCTTTAATTTATTTAAGGCTTCTTGGCTTGCAAGTTGTTTCTTTTGCTCAGCAGTTAATTTTGTAGTATTGCCTAAAATTTTGCCAGTAGCAACAACAACTTTTTCAGCGTTCTTTACTCCAGGTGCGCCATAAACATTTCCCCAGCCAGGAGTTAAGGCTCTAATTTTTGTATTTTGAGCATCAATTGCATCATTATTTTTATTTAATTGCTTATAGGCAACTAAGGCTGCGGTAGTAAATGTGGCGATTGCTGCTGCTGCTGCTAAGGCTGAGGCGCCACCTGTTGCAAATGCGGTAGCAGTACCTGCTGCGGTGGCTGCCACCGCCTGCTTACCAAATGCGGCAGTTAAAATATTGATTGCGCCAGTTAAGGCAATTACTCCAGCATAAACTTTAGTTGCAGCAAATGTGCTTACTAATAATGCACTAAGAACTTTAATGGTGCCAAGATTGCGTTGAATATAATCAAATAAATTAAATACTTGAGTAATTAATTGAGGAATTTGTTTTAGGATTTTTTCTAATCCAGCAGCCAAATCATCTTTATTGGCTTTAATCCATTCCTCTAATTTAGGTAAAACTTTAGTTGAAACAACATTAGCAAATTGTTCAATTACAGGTAATAGCGCATAACCTAATGTTTCAAGAACTTCGCCGTAGGCAATATTTAAACCTTTTAATCTAAATTCTAAAGTTTTGGCACGAACATCAGCCTGATTTTTAAAAGTATCATTTAAAACATCAAGGGCTTTATTAAAGTTTTTTGATTTAATAGTATTAGCATCAAGTGGAATACCAAGGCGAGTAAGAGCGCCAAGATTGCCATTTACTGCTTTACTTAATGCTAAAGAAACTGAGGCTAAATCTTTACCTGTTCCAGCAGAAATATTTAAGGCAGTGCCTAATAAAGATTGAGCAGAGGCAACATCTCCAGTTGCCCTGGCTAGAGTAGCCAGCGCTGGCCTCAACTCATCATCGGCAACATTAACTTCTTTTTGTAATAAAGTTATGTATTCCTCAGTGCTAGCAATAGCAGCATCGGTGGCGCCAACAGTGTTTCTTAAAGTTGAAGCAAGTAATGCCTGGCTCTTTTGATCATCCATAGCAGCGCGAACTGCATCAGTTCCAACTTTAATAGAAAATGCACCTACGGCTGCACCTGCTGCTGCAAATGCTAATGCGCTTTTCTTTGCAAACTTATCAAATTGTTTGCCAAGATTTGTTATATCTTTTTGAGCCTGCTTTGAACCTTTAGCGGAGTATTGGGTGATAATCCGAGCAATAATTGCGCCAGTTGCCATCTCATCTCCTACTATTTAAATTGGTTTGTAATGTTTTTTTAGCATCCTCTAGGGCTGCTGCAACTCGCCTTTGGATTGCCTCTTTATCTTTATCAACAACCGCCCAAATAAGGCGGGAGGCTTTGCCAAATGAGTTACTTAAATATCTAATAAATTGATTTCTTGATGCGTTGCCACGCCTGCCTGCAACTTCAAATATTGCACCAGCAGCGTTCTTATTAACTAACGCACCTGCGCTAGTAGTATAATCCCCGCGAACTTTACCTTGCGCTCTGCTTTTAACAATACCTGCCTGAATTTCACTAACATCCCAGGCTGGCCAACCTGCGCCACCGCGAGTTCTTGGATTGGCGGCTGGAGTTTTACGCCAGCCGCGCATTGGTGTTCCATAAACAGGATTAGTAAATTGAATAACTAAGTTATCTGCTGATCGCTCAGCCCTACTTAATTCATCATTAATTACTTTGTTAAATTTTCTGGCTGCTGCTTTATCAAATTGTTTCAAGGCATCAACTGTTTCTTTAATGCCTGTTAAAACGATAACCTCATCGGCCATATTTATTCGCCTTTGCTCTTTCCTTTAGATAAGCAAACATTGCTTCTAAGACGCCATCAGGAGCATCTAACAAATCAATAGGAGAGATGCCTAACTCCACCGAGGCCGTTGCAATTGCAAAGGTTAGGCTATCTCGGTGGATTCTGAGTTTGGGTCAGAAACCATTTCGACCGATTCAAGTGAATCTAAGAACTCTGGGCCAAAAGGTTTTACAACTCGGCCATTATCTCTTAAAGATTGCCAAGCGAGGAAGTAGATGTGTTCCATTTTTTGATCCTCTGCAAACAATTTTGCCAAACCCTTACCGAATTTTTGTTCAAAAGCAACGATGGTGCGAGGTCGCAACACATAAGTTGCATCTACACCATCGTTAGTTTTGATCTTTAGTGATAGTCCATCCATTTTATTTCCCCCTTAGTTGATTATGATGTTGCTTTTGTTATTGCACCTGACACTGGCCAGGTAACGCTTGCAGTGCTTAATTCTCCAACAGCACCTGATAATGGTTGCCATTCTGAAACTAAAGCATTGAATGAATATGATGGATTTGTTGCAGTTGTACTTCCTGCTACTGGTTTTACAACCATTGCAGCAGATGTTCCGATTGTTGGGTAAATTATAGATTCTAAAGCACCAGATGCAAAATCCTGGAAAAATTCTATTGTTACTTGATTATCGGCTAATCCTGCTACGCGGGTGCGAGCAGTGTTTCCAAATGAAGTTGTATCTACAACATCTAGTGATGTACTTAAAGTTACTGAACTTACATAACTTGAAATATCAGTGCTTGCGAAAGTAATTGAAGCGTTGGTTAATACGATTCTTGCCATTATGCGACCGCCTTAGTGATTGCTCCTGAAATTGGCCAAGTAACACTTGCAGTAGCCAATTCACCAACTGCGCCTGAAAGTGGTTGCCACTCTGAAACTAGGGCAGAAAATGTATAGGAAGGGTTTGTTGCGCCAACTGTTGTATCAACTGGTGTAACAACAACAGTAGTTGCAGTTCCTAACAGTGGATAAATTGTTTGTTCAACATTTGATGTTGCGAAATCTTGATGAAATTCAAGAGTTACAGAATTATCTTGCAAACCAGCAACGCGAGTTCTGGCTGCGGTTGATGAAAACCCTGTTGTTTCAACTACATCAGCACTAGTACTTAGGGTAACGCTTGCAATATGATCTGATAAATTTACTGAATTTATCGTAACCTTTGCATTGGTTAAAACGATTCTTGCCATTATTTGTCGGCTCCTTCTTGGATTGCTGGTTTGGTTGTTCCCCCAGTTGCCTTAATGTGGTTGCCAGCAATCAATGCTTCGATGTTGGCTCCTGCATTAAGCAATTCTTTTTCGGTGATTGATTCACCTTTCTTTTTATTACAAACCTCTACTTCTGAGGTAATTACATAAGACATTTTTTCTCCTTAACCCCAAAGTGTGAGGCGGTATCTATAAGATAGGAATAAACTGCCAGCAGAATCATAAGTGCCACCTTCAGCGCTAATAACTCTAAGTGTGTTTACTGCACCACCTAAAGTTCTATCGCTTTCAATAGCAGCCTTAATTGAGCCAGCCCCTGATCCTGCTAGAAAAGCATCTAACTTATCTTGGGCAACTCTTTCTGATAGGCGTTGAACAATCACCAACACATCACAATTGGCTTGGTCTAAACCTCGCGCATTGTTTATATCGAAGGTGAAATCTAATTGACCAACAACGGCTGCTGGTGGTGTAACTGTATCTGGAATTAAATCATAAACTCTTAATCCAGTAATTGTTTGAAGTCGAGTTTTTAAACCATCTCTAACATTACTTGGAATCACTTAGCAAGTCCACCATTCTTGCGGAATGGGCGAAGTAGAACTTCAACATCAGCATCGAGGCGAGAATATAATCTAACTGTTCCCATTTCAGGGCTACCAGCAATTCCAAATGGTGATTGCCTGCGCCCAAAGATTCTTGAGGATTGAATTAAAGTTGCCATATTTACTTCGGCTGGTACTGCTGTATATCCCCAAACCCCTTTAATGCGAACTGATTGAGGTAATTGATATGGAAAAATATAACTACCAATTGCTAAAATTCTATTGTAAGGCCAAGATTTGATTGGATTATTGATTGGTTCAACCATATAATCAGTTGTACTCCAAACAGTTCCAAATGTACGATCAAAGTTATCATCGCTAGCAACTTCGCTAACTATTGTTATATCATCAATATTTAAAGTATAAGGATCAACTGCCGTATAATATCTAG